AGTCAATCTCCTGACCGCCAATGTACAGCTGTACACGGTCAATCACCTGGGACCAGTCCAGATTGCCGACCAGTGCGTTATTCTGGTCACGAGCCGTCAGGTACATGTAAGACACGAGGTCGCCCTTCTTCTCCAGACGGATAGTCGAAATGCCACCTGCGGCCGGCATACCCTGGAGCGTCTGGCGCTCGACATTGGATGCATAGTGCGTGTACCGCTTGTAGTTGGAACGGAAAAATGAAATCTCGGGCTTGCCCGTCAGCCACTCATCCTGAACACCAGTTGCTACAAGCTGAACGATGCCTCCCGACATTTATACTTTCTGTTTATATTTTTTTTACTAGAGTGCGGCGAGGGGTGGCTGCACCAGACAATTCTTGTGGAGCTGCTGGATGGCCATGTCCAGCGCCTGGGGTGTTGCTCTAGGATTTTCATTCCCCTTGAACGGGTTGAACTTGTAGTGGTCAGCATCCTTGTATTGGTTGAAATGACCAAGAGGTGCAGCAGCCTGGACAGGGAAAGGCACTGACTCGGCACGCAGATTGCTTGCTGCGCCGACAGCACCGACAGGGTCCGCCCGTACATTCATACGCTGGCCATTTCCTTCTCTGTCTGGGTTCGCACGGTTGTTTGTGCCGCGCGTAAGAGCCGGGTCTGTGTATCCCGGTTTTCCAACCGCATACGGCTGCTTCACAAAGTAATCAGCTGTGCCAATCTGCAGAGTGTCGCCCGTGCGCTCGCCAGTCTCGTCACGGATTGTCAGACGGCGCGTCTTAATCTGGTCCGGACGGCCCTCGGCCGCCGTAAGAGCACCACCCTGGCCCTGGCCACGCGTCTGCGCCGGGTCACGGTGCCACGCCTTGGTGTCCTTTGCCTGATGCGTAATGGCTGGCGCCACTGGGCCACCCCCCTTGACAAATGCGTTCGCCGGCCCGCCAAAGGTACCACCCAGAGTCGTCAGACGCTCCTCATTGATGTTGGCCGGCAGAACACGGAAGAACTGGTGGAAACCACCCGCCGCCGGAACGCTAGCTCCGACACCGAGACCGGGGCCAACATACTGGCGCTCGATGGACGCAAGGTTATTCATCTTGCCCGAAACACCCTGGCGGCTGTACAGGTCGTACACAGGCTGACCGTACGGCTGCTTCGTTCCGTTCGGCGTCATGTCATTAAAAGAAGAAACCTCCTGCTTAGGCGTCAGACGGAAATCGTTAAACTGACGACCCGTGTTCGAAAAGATGTTCTTAGGGTCCAGAGGAGCGTCCTGCTGAGCAAAGTTACGATTCTCGATTTCAATTTTTTTGGTCGGGTTCATCATAATCATCTGGTCTGTGGTTAGTGGGGTGTCTTTCTTGTCACTCAGACGCTGCCCAGCAAACACAAGACCTACAACTGCAGCGAGTGCAAGTGGGTCCATATTATTATATAAAAACTTTTAAATTTCCGTACTCACGGGGTCCTATTCCTAGCGGGTGTTGTTCGGGATGGGCTTTCCGTACCGCTGGATGAAGCGGTTATTCTGGTCATTGCTGTATGTGCTCAGAGGGTCAGGGCTCCAGTACCGAACAGGCAGGTTGATGTACAGGTTGGGGAAGTCGTACGGCTTGTCGGCCCATGTGCCGTTAAAGGCCATTGTGCTCTGGGGGCGGAGCATGTCATCCGACTCGACCATCTCAGTCAGAAGACGGGTCATATAAACATCCTGCTGGATGTTTCGCATCCCTGGCTGCAGATTGTTTGGCATTATTATTAATAGTGAATATTTATTTAACGACCCTTACTACCGTTGCCACCACGCATCTGAACTTGCTCCGGGAAGTGCGTGCGGCCCATGAAACCCTCGTCAGCGCCGCACATCCACGGCCCGCTGTCATCCTTGCACTGTGGCGAGAATGGCACACCGTAGGCCGCCTGAGCAAACGCCGTCTGGTCGTTAGGAATCAGACCATTGTTCGGGGCTGTGTAGAAACGGCTGGACGCATCGTACTGCCACAACTTACCACGGTCCTTGCCCAAGTCCTGGTCGAACGGGTGGATTTTCGACCACACATTCTTCACCTGGTTCGCGACACTGGGGTACCACGCCGCCGGTGGCCGGTCCGGCTGGTCCTTGATGTCCGTCAGAAGTGCGTTGCCCATGGGGTTGTTGAGCGTCGGCATCTGGACAGGGCCGCCGAGCATACCAGTCGGCCGAGCATCGCTATAGGCTGGTCGAACGCTGTCCATACCGCGAATCATCTGGTTGCGGTACATGTAAAACAGGACGCCGATAACCAGTGCACCGAGTGCAAAGACGCGAACATCCCGCTGGATAAGGTAGACGATGCAGGTGGCGTAAATCACGAAACGTGCAGTCGCCTGTGCGCGCTCAGTCGAAGTCTGGCTCGCATTCGGCCAGAACTGCAGAAGCTTGTCTGAACGGAAAATTTCTTTTGGGTCCATATCTACTATTTTTAAACATATTTATTTTTTACGCTGTCCGGGCTTCTTCTTCTTGGGTGCACCTGGAGCTACTGGGGGGCGAGCTCCCATGCCACCCAGTGCCAGCGGGCTCATGGCACCACCGCTACCCATCAGCGAGCTGAACAGAGTCGACATCGCCGACATGTCGAACGACCCAGACTCTTGCATATTCTCGGCACACTTCTCAGCGACGCTCTCAATCATCGAAAGCGTCTCTGGAGGGAACATGGTGATGGTCGTGCCCAGAATGTACAGCGTCTGCAGGTACTGCCAGACGGCCGCACGCGTCTGCTCGCTCACCTCGGGCGTCACCCACAACTTTTCAATATTCATGTCACTCAGCAACGAGATATTCTTTGCATCGTCCGTGAAGAAAGAAGGGTCCTTGGCCATCAACTTCTCGGCATACGGCTTCACCGAATCCATGTAGGTGTCAAGTGCCATACGTGGCGTCGTCTGGCGCGCCACCTTGAACTTCATCTTGTACTCATAAATGGTCTCGTCCTCCGGGAAAGTTAGCACGAGCTCATCAAGAAACTGCCCCATCATGTCATTGAAGCTGGACACGGTTGACATACTGTACTGTCTTGTACTGTTTAACAAACTTTAAGTGAAGTGATGCTGGAGAAATGCCAACAATCCTATTATTGTATCCAAAAGTAGCACCTTCCACGCATGCTCCTTCACACCCCTGAAAGCCAGCACCGCAAACAGACCATACATGAATGCGTGTAGCGGCCGGAGGTCGTTCCACCAGATGGCCTGACCACCCGTCTCGACCCCCGTCTTACGCCAGCCGTTCACGTAAATCACGGTGAATCCGATTGAAACACCCAAAGCAAAGAGACCGAGCCACGGGAGCAGCGCAGGGAAGCGGTAGGCCAGATACGTGAGGCCGAAGCGAGCACCCATACACCCGATGAGGAACATCAGCATCCGCTTCAGCTCCATCTTACTGTAGACCTAGAAAGGTTCTGCGACCAGCGACTCTCGGTGGGCGTTGCCCTGGTGCACGATAAAGTAAACCAGGATGCCGACCAGGAGGGCTGGCTTGGCAAACTCCGAGTTCTGGGTCACCTTCTGACCATTCATGCGAGCCTTCAGGTAGACATAGGCGACCGTCACACCCGCCGCGATACCGGCTGCCATGATTGGATTGCGGAAGGTATGGTCATCAATCATTTAATAAATGTTTTTATTAAAAAAATCGAGTCTGGACGAATTGAGTAATTGTCATGTCGGTCGGCTCTTCCAAAATTATTTCTTTATAAATTTTTATTGGATTTGTTCCTTGAAGAGCAAGACTGCCAGTATAGGCCGCGACCAAACCCAACATGTGTACCGGGTTACTCTCGTGCGAAACATACACCATAGGAATTATATGTAAAATAATTCTAAAAAATAAAAATAATGGGTTGACAGGGCCACGGTATGTCATTATATACAACTGCCCGACAACCGTCGCAATCAGACTCAGAATAAATAAATTAAAAACTTTTAAATTTATGGAAAGGATGAGCCAATATGTAAACACCTGGTACCACTTAATCATATATATGTTTTATAAAATTTTGCAAGAATAATTGTACCAGTGACAATCACCTGACAGATGGAAATTATAAAAATTAATTTTTCCTGTTTACCCATACAGTCACACTGTTTCTTGCGCATATCTACAATATAACTGAGGGTCACGGCGGCAGACACGGCCGTCAACAGGAACATAAGTCCCAAAAGCCAATACTTCCGGTACACTATGGCTATGATGTTGAGCAGGATGGCCAAATAATAATAATTTTCTAAAACAATTTTTCGATTATCTTTGGCACAGTCACAGCCTCGTAGACCCTGGACCCATTGGAGTGCCCCTATGAGCAAAAATATTCCGATAATATTCAAAAGAATCATTCCTTAGCATCATCAAACAAATTTTCCTTGTGCACTTGTGGTGGGGCGAGCGACGGTGTGACCGCGACCGTCTTGGTACCGCCAGGTGTCTCGGCCGGGTGGTTGACAGAACCGGCCGGTGCAAGCTCACCCTCCATAGGCTCCTCCTCCATAGGCTGTCCTTCTGGCGCCATGGGCGCGCCCTCCGGTACTGGATTCTCACCGAGTGGGTCCAAGGGGTCGTCTGTCAGTGGCGGACCCTCGTTATTCTCGTCCTCCTCACCCCCCTCATCAATGTCCAGGTTGTTCTCGTCAGGCATGATGATATACGTCTTTAGAATCTCCTCGGTCGGCACGAGGGTATCGATGGTGTCCCGGATGCACTTGGTGAACCGCTTGTTCAGCACCTCGTTGCGCTGCGACACGGGCATCTCGTCGCTGATGACGTACGGGTCGTCGTAGATGTCCTTGGCCGCGTTGATATAGGCTGTGTGCACGAAGATGTCATTGCCGGGCAGCTTCAGAGAAATCTTTTTGCTCTTGGGGTCGATGCGAATCGCGCTGAGAATCTTGACGTGGCAGACAAACACAGCCGCCATCAGGTTCGGGAAGAGCGAATTGTTCTTGACAATATCCTCGACGTGCTTCTTCACCTTTGTGTTTGACCAGCTGTGCTTCACCTCGCGCAAGAGCTCCTGGTAGGTTTGCAGGGTCCGCCGGCCCTTCGCCTTCATTTTCGCCTCGAGCCAAATTTCCCAAAATGTGTCAATCATCACGGGAAGCATAGCGTCACAGAGCTTGTTAGTGTACTTGCGCTCAGCCTCGACCAAGACATCCATTACTTTTTTGTTTTATTTTTGTTTGCAGATTGAATCGCGCTGGCAACTTTTTCTCTTTGAATATATAAATGGACCCACTGATTCTGATTGCGGTCATTGCCGCCGTGATACTCTTCCTTCTGTACGTGACAGGCCGTGTGCAGATTGGCCGCAAGCGCCAGGAGCGCCCCGGCTACATGTGGCGGCCTGTGCCCACTCCAGACTGCCTGTACCCGACGCCCCAGGGTCTGTGCAAGCAGCCATATCATCTTGAGGTATAGGAGATGACCCTTGCGGAGGCCCGTCGCATCTGGGGACCGGACATTCCTGATGATATACTCAGAGAGTGGGT